GCAGCAAGCGCAGTTTGATTCGTTATGTTGTCAACATCAGCTACGCCTCCGTAAGTCCTCTGAATTGGATCGTATAGTGCACGAGACTGTGCTAGCATTTTATCTGTTGTCGATTCAAGTTCTTTAAGTCTGTCTATTCCTTTAGTTACTGATTTTACTGCATCGCTTATTCCACTTGTTATCTTGTCGACAACAGTTGATAGGCCTGACGTTGTTGATTGGGCTTGGATTGTTTGACTCTGAAGATTGGACTGGGTTTGGTTCTGATTAGCAGGTGGTACAATTTGTCCTTGACCTGGTGCACCAGTACTTATACCTTGTAGTAATGTAACTATAGAGGTTCCGGCGCCATCTATATCTGTCAAAGCAGCTCTAAAAGCCTGCGTAATATCACTTTGTGAAAGTGTAGGTGTAGGTGGAGGTGGCATTATCTATTCCCGTTAGTCATATAGTATAATTATATAGCTAAATAAATTTCATGACATTTTCTTTTTGATCATATCGTCAAACTTATTAAAATTACCCATATCAATAGGCTCATCATCCTTCTTATGATCATTCATATTTTGAAAATGCTTTACTAGCCTTTTGACAAACCACTGTCTATACCGCACAGGAAGATTTTTGACTTCTGAATACTGCATGTGCAAGTGCAACTGCAACGCAAATGCTTCTTCTAAAAATACTTCTCTATAATTACTCGGAAGGCCAAAAAAACTCGGATGACATCGGAACTATCACCGAAGAAACGCTTGTGCAGTCATCACAAACTAAGTCATATTCCATTTTAATTCCGGGCTCATTTTCTTTTATAAAATTTCTTAAAGACTTGCTATCAAATGCCGGCATGTATTGGACAAAATGACGAATTTTATTTTTATCTCTAATTCCGTCAATTGACATAATGCACTGTTCTAAGTTTGCAGTTACATTATTTTCTACAGGTACGTCAAAATGTTTATTCATTTTTTCCCTTGTCTGACTCATCTCTTTTTCATCTTTTACAGTTATAAACTTAAAAGTGACATTCTTTTTAGTGACAGGTAACGTAAATTCAAATTCATTTAGACCTTTCTTAACCGGATTAATCTCTAGAAATTTAATGGGCAGATTACCAAGATCTATCGTCTTGTCGTTTGAATAGCTGCATTTGGGACAATCAACACTTACACGGTAGTCTTGCCCATACCCAGTAACCCTAATAGATATCATTAGCGCATTTCTATCGCCAAGTATCATTTCATCTACATTAATACCTCCGTCAGTTATGCAAGATCTAACTAAAGCGCTAACTGTCTCACCTCTTTTTAAAAGAGCAGCAGACGTTAATATATCTTCTTCTTTTGCAGTCATTGCTTTAATGTCAACAGTTTCTCTATTGTACAACATGCTGTCAGGGTCATAGACTTTCCCTTGCGAGGGAAGAGGTACTGTCTCAACAGGTACCTCCCAATTAAAATCCTCTTTAAGCACATTTCTAGTAGGTGGTGCGGCCATATAGTAACTCCCTTTTCTAACTTAATAGTAAACAAAAAGCATAGAGAGTAAAATAAAAAGCCGGCAGAGCCGGCTTTAGATAGATAAAGTAGTGGAGTTTAAAACTGAAGGACGCAGTTGTCAAAGCCTAATGATAAATCAATCTTCATTAATTCATCACCGCTATAATCTAATCCGCCCATCGTTGCACTTTTAATAAATGCACCTTTAATGTCCCAAAGTTCTACAACCGTTCCTACGGGATCTAAAAGCTTAAGTTGAATGTCACGCTTATAGAAGTCAGCATAGCCTGCTCTTCCCGATACAGACTCATAATGTGTTCTAATCCATTCCATTACTTGCTGTGCACCAGAAGGAGCTATTGGATCATGAAGCGAAACTGATATGTCACCCATATCTAATTTTCCTGATACTCGCCTATACGAGTTAATAAAATCAATCTTCTTTTCAGACAGTGTAAAGTCAGGTCGTTTTGTCGACATACAAAGGAATGAGTCGATTCCTTCAATTGCTAAAACCCACCTATAACTTCTTTTGGGTTCGAACTTATTGGGAAGTAAGTCGGTAACTGATAGTGTTTCTGCCATTTTTAGCTCCTAAAATTGTTTTCTCTATTAAGTATCTCTTAAAAGAGATTTTTAAATTACTGCGCCTGCATTTGTAACAACGAAGTCCAATGCTATGAACTCTGCAGTTCTGGTTGGTTGTAAGAAGATTTTTCCTCTAATTGTATTATTTTCAACATCTGCTTGCGTTGTAGTAGTTGTATCTATAACAACCTTGTAGCGATCAACGCCACTTTGTTCTTGTATGCTTTGAAGTATGGGATTGACTAATGCACTAAATTTCTCTAATGTCTCTTGACGATTAGGTTCAAACAAAAGTGAATTTGCAACATTTCTAACAGATCGCCTAACATCTATAAGTAACCTTCTTACGTTAACTCTATCTAACGCTGAAGGATCTGCCATTAATGTTTTCTGACCCCATACAACTACCCCTGTTCCGGGAAATGCTGTTAGCGGATTAATATCTGCGCTGTATAGATCATCAAGATTCGTTCTATTTAATCTTACTGCAGCTAATTCAACTGATTCTAATGCTCCACGCGTAAACCCTGCAGGTGCGAACCATGGATGTGCTAAAGCATCATTCAGGCTGAATGCGCCTAAAACGCTTACAGAAGGCGGAACTTGAACATTGCCCAGGGTAGTAGGATCTTCTACCACCATGTCAGGAAAGTAAACTGCTGCAAAAGAAGAGTCTAAGCCCCTATTAGTAAATGCATTTACTGTATTTATCACGCTAATATTTTGCACTGATGACGTCACAACCGTATTAAGCGTGTCTCTTTCTTCTAAGTCCATAATATACATAGCATCAAATCTATTTTCAACCGCAGTTATTGCATAATCTGTAACTGTGCTCTTTCTAATACCGGGTATAGCCAACAACTGAATATCTACATCAGACTTGGAACCCATAACATCTACTGCCTTTCTATGCGCGGCAGTTGATGAACCTGCAGTTCCGTATTGTCCTGTCTCGTCTGCTATTTCTCTCACGACTGATGTATTCGTCATATCTAATTTTTGTTCATTAAAAATATTTAATCCATCAAAACCGCCCTGAAGGAAGAAAGAAAATTTTGCATAGCGTGTGTTTGCTACTCTTTCTAAGTCAGACACTTTAAATGCCCGTGTCTTTAAATCGACATCTGCAGGGATTACACCATTACGCACGTAAGATGCGCTTAACCAGAATTCAGAATCTGCATAACCGCCATTTGCTGTACTTCCTGTTCTAATTTTAATTCTTTCCAAAGAAAAGATATTGTTGTTGAATAAATCGCAGTCTAAAACAGATCCGTTGACATTAGCAACCCCTGGGTTTTCACCTACAGAAAAATTTGTTGTTCCTATAATGTGATTTGGAAAATATTTTGCATATGACTCAAACGTAGGATCAAACAAGCTTTGCTTGTTAGGCTCATTAACAACTGTCTTTCTATTAGTTTGAGCACCCCAGTAAAGACGTGAATCAGCTCTTTTATTGATGCCTGTGGACAAAGCAACTGACTCACGATAAGAAATAGGTAGTTCTCTTACATGTCGCAAAAGGCTATTAGTTCCGTAAGACGTGTCTACTTCATTACAAAGCATAGTGCCAGACGTTACTAAGTGTGATGGTCCCCTGAAACCCATCGGGAGCGCATCAGACGGGATATTTCCATTTTTTAAATTGTTTGAAGGTTTAATTCTCACGTAATTAGACCTTACTGGATAGTCACCATCAACAATTATTTTTTGTGAAGATGCTTCATCATCAAAATCAAAATAAGTATTTTGATCACCAATCATTCTACTAACATACTGTTCTGAACTAGTGTCAAGCGAAAGACCGCGGAATGACTCTAGTACAATTTTTTCTTCGTCTGTGTCATAAAAGTCTCTAACTACAAGATCAAATAACCCATACTTATAAGTTGTAGATGTTGACTTCTTTATATTCTCAATTGATATCTTATACTTTGTATTTGCATACGAACCATCTGATAGTGCTTCAACTTGAAATAGATCGTACGGTGTACCTCCATAGTTTTGTGTAATAACAGAAGGTGATACGGGTGTAGTAAATCTATCTTCAAAGTTTTCATAGATAGGGACACTTCCTGCAGAACCTGGTGATGTACCACGTGCAATTGATGAAGTCAATAAAAATGCAACATCAGCTAGTGTTTGTGCTCCATCTGAGGTTCCTGCAGGCCAAACGTTGTTGGGCATTACGCCCACGCCTGTAACAGCTGCCAATGTCGGATATATATCGTAGCTACCGTATAGTAAATGTCCCTCAGATTCAATCTTAAATGGGTCTGTATTAAATACATTTGCAAAATAAGTTGGAGAAGTCACATCAAAAGAAGCAGTTATAATATTTTTCTCTTTATTGTTGTAGCCATTGAGCAGCATAGTGAAATTTTGCGAAGACAAATAAAGCGATCCTGTAATTGCACCTTTTCGAGGCGCAGGATCCTCATTACTTACAATCGCAGTTTCTGTACTCACCGGAGTATTTCCTCGATGAGTTGAATTCCCAGAAAGAGTCAAAATAACGCCGGACGGTGCTAAAAGTACTCCTCGAAGAATTGGTGCTGCGAGATTTTCGCCTGGAACTTGAATTCCTGCACTACTAAAAACTGTACACCCGCTGGATTCAGACATCAAACAACCAAGGAAATAAACTCTACCTTTGTTTGACGCATCAGCAGTCTCATTTGCGTATGGGCTTGTACCTACAATACCGTTATCCTGAACTATTTCATCCCCTACAACAAATCCTGCATTTGTTACAATGCCTGTTGAACCTCGCTGAAGGCAGTTTCCCGCACCAAGTACTCTTAGATATGTGCACGATCTTGCATTTTTTAACCACTCATTGACAGCTAAGGGACCGAATTTTTTTCCATCTGATTGACCGAATATGGATTGAAATTCTGAGAATGTTGCAACTGTAATTGGAACAAATGCAGGCCCTTGATTAGAAGTTCCAATAATACCAGCAGGTACTCCAGTGGGACCAACTGCAGATCTTCCTGACAGGTCAATTTCTCTGGTGCTTACACCCGGGCTTTTAAAAATCAGTTCTCCCATTTAAAACTCCATTTACATCTTAAACTTAAATATGTCTTACTCAAAACTTACACCTGAATTTGTTATAATAAAATCAATTGCAATAAATTCTACTGCTCGTGTTGGAACTAAAATTATTCGCCCATTTAGACGATTCCCTTCAATATCTTCAGGTGTGTTGTTAGAAGAATCCATTATCACTTTAAATTGATCAATACCTTGTTGACTTTGTACTACAGAAAGAAGCGGTGTTGCTTGAGCTACAAACCTGGCCCTAGTCTTAGGAGTATTTTGCTCAAAAACAATCTTATTAGCTACTTTAATAATAAGACGTTTAACTTCTAACAGCATCCTCCTTACGTTCACCCTGTCAAGCGCTGTTTGTGCTTGTTGTAAAGTTTTTTGGCCAAAAATTACAAAACCACCATTTGGAAAGTTTGCAATTGGATTAATTCTTGTCTCATAAAGCGTATCGCGATCACCGGCGGTGAGCCTTACGGCTGTGTTTCTTACCCTATCAAGCGATGCTCTATTGAATCCTGCTGGCGCAAACCACGGATAAGATACTGCATCATTGTAGCCTAACGCGCCTAAAGCAACTACTGATGCAGGAACGCTTACAACACGATTATTATTGACTTCATCTAAAAGACTTACATCGGGAAAGTAGGTTGCAACAAAGTTGTTATCAATTGCTCGACCTGAAAATTGATCTGATGTGTTCCCAACGTTAGGCTGCGATTCGCTGTCACTATACAACCGTGTGCCTGTCCCAGTCTTGTCATAAGAAGGGATATCCATCAAGTATATAGCTTGTCCATAATCTCTAGTTAAATCTGCTGTATGATCTGTGACATTTGAATCTTTTATCCCTGGAATTGTCATGATATTAATTCTCGACGACATGGGATCTAACAGAATTTTTGCTGCTGTTCTATAAGCAAAAACCGTGTTGTTATCTGGGCCTGACCCAGGAGAGTAAGTTGCATTAAGATTTAACCTACTAATATCTCCACCATCTGCCTTGCCACCGGCAGCAGTTGATGCTGCTCTATCATTCATCAAACGCATATCTTTATCAAGGATGTTGTTGCCATCAAAACCACCATACATCATATTTGTAAATTTAAGATAATTAGTAAATTTATTAAAGTAGGTGTGACTATCTGAGTATGCTAACAAAGAAGCCATTGTAATTCTATTTAGTGTTCCATCTAAAACAGTATAATTAGTGAAATCAGGATCCTTGTCTCTTAAGTAAGCTGCCTGCAACATGTGCTCTGCATCCGATCCAGTTATATTTGCTACAATTGTCGAAGCTAACGTAGTGCCAGCTTCGACATTATTATAAAGTGCTACTCTTG